CATGAAGTAGTTGCTGGCCACCAAACCGTCAGCAGTTGGTTTGGGATTTCCTGGAACTTTCAAATAGAATGGCGTTCCATGTCAGAACGGCATCCAACTGTAAGCGAATTTCTTTCCAATCCAACCCCGGAACTCGAGAAAAACTTCTTTGCGAGGATGCGCCTTCCAAATAAGACTCTCAAAACTACCAAAGCCAATCGCTTGGATGATCTTAATGTGTTTGCGCTACCGTGGATTGCCTCAAAGCCATCTCCATCTGTAATGGACGTTGCAGTTTCTTCCGGAATAAGCACAGTAGAGTGGCTTCAGTTCCTAAGCAATTCCGGGATCTCGTGCACCATGGTGGCAACAGACTATTTAAGCGTCGCGCAGTATTTTCCTTTCACCCGCCACCTTGGTTTCCTCGCCGATGATCGCCGGCGGTTGTTGCATATCGATCTGTTGGGTTACGGATTCCCTCATGACCTTGGAATACACAAGGCAAATATCCACTACTGCCGATCAAGTTGGGCCTTGTATCATTTTTCAAGATCTTCAATCGTGCAAAAAAACCCATAACTGTTCAGCTTACGCGGGCCTTTGAAGGATTAAAAGTTGTGCACGATGACCTTCTCACGCCTACTCCATCGAACTGGGTTGATCGGTTCGACGTGATCAGAGCTGCCAACATCCTAAATCGCGGCTATTTTCAAGCACCCCAGCTCATAATGATGCTACAAAATATATTCGTCAGGCTCAGGGAGGGGGGAATCCTCATCGTCTCTCGGACGGTTGACGGTGTAAATCATGCCTCGGTCTTACAAAAAGAGATTAGCGGTTTTCGCATATTGGACAGGCTTGGCAACGGCTCTGAAATTGATGATCTAATTAAATAAAATATGCTCCTTACATTTGCTGAGATTATTGAATCACCTCAATAAAGAATTTCTTGGGTGAGATCGAATTCGGACTAGCTTCGTTCGCAGTAATTTTAACCGTAACGGCGTTTGAAAATATTTCTGTGGAAGTGACGCTACCGTCGCCGGCGGCGCTCTGATCTAAAATCCAAAGAATACTAGTTTGAGTGCTTTGCGTGCCTTGATTATTGAAACATTCCACAACTACTCTGTGGTTGTTGGTTGCTGCAGTTACAGGAAAACTAAAAAGAGTCGTACTACCCACGATAACTTTATAGGTAACGCTGGCGGCATTGTTATTGAAACCGTGATAAGTCAGCCTGAACCCTTTGCCAGCCTGAATTGTATTAGCCGGGATGGTGAATTGATAAACCACTTGGTCTGTTCCATTGCCGACCAAGTTAGAAAGCGGGTCCTGCGAATTGAGTAGCGTTACCTTATTACCGCTTCCCGTACCCTGAAGCGTCTTATTTGAAAGTGTTTCCGCGCCGCTGTCGGTTCCGGTCGTCGATGGGCTGCTGATGCCTGGCGTGCTCATGCTGCAGCTTGTCGTGAGGCACACGCTCCCAGTCCCAGACGCACCGTTTGAAAGATCTGAGGCCGCCAGTTGGGCATCGAGAAAGACGGAGCCATTCCCGCGCAGCACATGACCTGCTGCCGCCGTTCCTGCCGCCATATAACCGCCTGCCGTATTCATCACTCCCGCATCACTGATGGAAGCCACAATGGTATCGACAGAAGCCGAGCGCCGCGCAAATTCGCAGCGCCAGCCAGTCCCATCCCCACAGTAATGCCGGATGGCGGAAGGTGTGCCAAAACCACCGGCTGTCTGCCCGTTAGTGCCGGTTGTGCCCAGGTTTGCACTGCCAGTGACGGAAAATGCGCCGGCAATTGAATTTGAACAGGTTGGCGCGGCGGCACTATTCAACGCGGTAACAAACTGATTGGTGCACGCGCCGGTGCCCGGAATTGTTCCGGGAATATTTGCCGCCGAGACCGTTCCCGTCGCCGCCACATTTCCAGTCACGCTCAAATTGCCGGTCACCGAATTTCCCGATAGCGGAGCAGCATTGCCAAGATTCTGTGGCGCGTAGTTGTCAAAGTTAAATGTGGCCCCCGTGAAGCTCACCTGGGTATAGCGCAACACCTCCTGTCCGGTGGAAGAATCTTTCACCGTAACGCGGTAATAAATGCCTGCAGGCTGCGTGCTGCCGGGGTTGGGAACTGTGAATCCTGTAACCACACCGGCCGCCACCGGCGAGCAGTAACCGCGCCGCAAAGCCTGTCCGCCGCCGCCGATGGAGACTGAAATTGGATTGTCCTGCTGGTCAGTGACAAGAAAGCAAAGCTGGCCGGAAGCCAGTTTTGCGCCATTGATATCGGTAATGTTTGCAGCGCTGACGGTGGTGAGATTTTGCGCGCGCGCATTCAACGACAATGCGAGCACCAGACACACGTAGCCGAGAACTGAGAGCAGCTTTTTCATTTGAATTTTTCTCCGAAGTTAGAAACTTGATGAAGAGAAAGGCTTGTCTAAAAGCCTTGAGGCAGCGGACGTCCGGGAGCCCCGGAGCCGCCATGGCCGGAAAATCCGAGTCCGCCAATAGAGCCGCCGGAGCCGCTGCTGTTGACCGTGGTCACCAGGCCGACGCGCATCTGCCCGCGGCCGATGGCCTGAACGTAGTCGTTGTAATTGATCCATGCCACATGGGTCGATTGATTGAAGTCATAACTGATCCAGTAATTTGTGGTGACCTGGATGGCGGTCCCGGTGCTATCTACAGTCAACGTCTGTGCGGCAATGGTGCGTGTGGTCTGGTCAGCCTTCCAGACAGTGTAAGCGCTGCCGGGCGAAGCGCCGTAAATCCGGATATTGTCTGCAGTGCCGCTGACAAACTGGGAATCGATGGTGGCGTTGTTTGCCGGCGACGCTCCCAGGTTGCCGAACGTCCCATTGAAAGCAAAACTATAGGGCGTTGCGTTGGCCAGCGATTGCTCCATCAGGCCAAAAGTATTGAAGCTGGTGAACTTGAAATGGATCGTGGCGCCTACAAGCGTGGGATCGGCTTCCCAGACAAAAACAGCGTTATCCAGCCGCAGAAATGGCGCGCCGATGTTATGGGTTGTGATGGGCGATCCAAAAACGCCGCGGTGCAATTTTGTGCCGAGATTGTAGTGATATGAGCTTGTCAAAGTTGCGTCTTCATAGCTGATCAACTCGCCATCGACGTAACAAAGTGTGCGGAAGTTGTCACAGTCTGATGTCGAACCTGAAAGCAGCGTGCCGAGACTCTGCGTTAGATCGACGGCGAGAGTGTGCGTTGTATCCGGATCGGCAGAAGATACAAGCTGCGCGGTAAGTGGTCCCATGCGTGAAGCGCCGTAGATGGTGCCGATCCTGGCGTAAGTGATATTGTCCGGCGATAGCCAGACAGAGCACCCGCCCCAATCCTGATTGATGGCTAGGCCACCAGAAGTATACGCACCATTGCCGGCGGAGTTGTTCAGCGTGAAATTATTTGGATCAACCAGCGTAACAGTCCATGTTCCATTGGCCGCAGTGTTGCCGCCGACTTCTGCGATAGTAACTTTTTGTCCCGTCTTATAGCCGTGATTGGTAGCAGCAATTTGTATCGGTGCGGTATTTGTTGCCGCAGTAATGGCGACGGTTGGTCCGCAGACGCCAAGCCAGACTTCATAATTTCCGGTGAGTGAGAGCCGGTCGTTGGCTTCAAAAATAGTCGGCGCTGAGACAGACCCGGGATCAGAGTTGGCCTGAGCCACCGCACCGGCTGCGGCTTGATGCGGGTAAAGTGTGGGCGTTGCGGTGCCCCAGGGAAAATCTTCTGCGTCGATTTCAATTTGCCCGGAATCATCTTCCCGCATTGCCGTGATGCGCACTGGCTTCTTGTCATAGCCAAGCTCTGGAATGGTGAGGGTCACCAGGTCCATAGGCTCGAGCAAGTTGAACTGCCAGCCGAGTGTGAAAGTGTATGTCGTCCGAATCTCAACTGAACGTTTGCGGAGCAAATTGGCAACAAACTTGGCGACGGTCGTGGTAGTGATAGGGTGGGCCTGTGTCGGATCAGCTTTACGCAGACCGTAAAGCGCGATCATCGCCTCATCTTTTTCTTCGGCGATGTCAACGTTGTAATCGTTAGCACGATTAAGAAATTCCACGCTGATATCATTCATCACGTCAGCCACAGACGGCCGCTTGATGACCACCTGCGTGAGCAGATCGCTGGTTGTCAAGTCATAGATGGGCTGGGTGTTGGGAATGAATGTCGCGCCGTTGCTCACGGCTGTTGTATCTCCGTAAGAAACGATTTTCAAAACGCCTTCACTCCAGACGGCGGCGGCGTTGGTGATATCGAGAATGTCCTGAATCCATTCTGCGGCGGCTTTCTGCGCGTCGAGCACCGGCGAGAGGAATACGCCGTTGGCCACACACCAATTTCTATAAGCGGTAAGATCGCCGAGTGCTACCACGCCCGCCAGACCATAAAACTGATTGTTGATGATGTCATTGATGATTGCGGATGGTTCGGCATCGGTAGTTGCGCCGCCAAAAGGCAGTATGCCTAAAACTTCAAAGCTCAGATTTGGCAGTGTGCCGCTCTCGCCCAGATCCATGGCTGAAGATGCAATATACGCGATGCCGTTATAGCCCAGGTTTTGTCCTGGATGCGCCGAAGTCAAATAAGTCCAGGCGCTTTGCGGACGAGAGCCTGTAAATAAAGTCAGGTTAAGTTTTTGCTGCGGCTGGCCGTTGGAGTTTGTGTCCGGGACAGAATAGACGTAGTTGATAGTGACTTGCTTTCCCGCATCGGCTGCGGCAAAAGTAAATATTGTGCCAGACTGCGAGTATTGTCCCGCTGCGGGCGTTCCTGACACGAGCAGGAGAGGAGTGTGCTGCGTGCCACTCAGCACGGTCAAGCCGTCCGAACCGAAATCAGTGTTGGAGACGCTGAAAGAGTCGTTGCGCGTGACACCGATAGGTGAATGAAAAATCCCCGAGCCAGGAGGCGTGATCGTTACAGGACCGCCGCCGGTGGGCGCAGTGACAGATTGCGAAGTGGAAACCAGAGTCAGCTTCCCTTTGTATCCCATACGTTGTAGATGTTTTGAATTGGCCCTGAACATAGGGCGATCGCCACGGCAGTCTGATATGTGTAGGTTGTGTTGGTAACGGCGTTTCCGCCTCCAGATCCAAGCCCCTTGCCGCCAACCTTTGAGGTGGAGGTGTGTGGGATGGCGGTAAAATCGCCAGCCCAGATCAGGCGGCCCGCAATTCGATTTTGACCGTAGATGATTGGGATTACCTGTCCGTATGTGCTGGTCTGGACCTGGAGTGAACTCAGAAGATTTGGTTTTGCCGCGAGAGAAGATTTGCCGCCGCTTTTTCCGCCTGCCAGTCCCATAGTCAACCTCTGATTTCAAAGATTTTTAATTCACGCCCAATGAGTTCGCCGTCGCGCAGAGCATCACTCAGTAAAACGCCGTGGGGAATGTAGCTGTGAATGATCAATGGCCACTCGACCACGATTGCGCCGTGAGAAAATGCGCGCCCAAACTTGAAGATGACAAAATCAGCCGGTAGTGGCGTCGATGATTTTTCTTTCACAAATGGCGCGATTGTCTGTAAATACAATTCGTCCGTTCGGTGCAAGTGCCATTGCATTGAATACGCCGGTGGCCGGAAGTCGGCAGGCAACACACCGCACTCCTGATAAACCGCCAAGGGAAACATGGCGCAATCTGCGCCGGCTTTCTTGACCTGAGCACGATGATGGTATGGCGTTCCCAGCCATTCCCTGGCCGCACGGATTATTTCTGCGCGTTTTTCTGGTGTCATCATAGAAAAATAAATAGGCGGCATCTCAGCCGCCTGGGGTTCGAAATTGTCTTAATTTCAATTAGATCGCGGTTTCAGGAACAGGCACGTAAGGAAAGCCTTCAAAGTTCGCAAGATTGCTGAACTTGTTCGTGCAGGTAGCCTGCGTTTTGTCGCATCCGGGATAGGCGACGAATGTATCGCTCGCGCTTGGCGCAAACGGCAGCGGAGAGTTGAAAGTAAACTGTTGTCCCAGAAATTGCTTTACGGCCTTGACGAGTCCTGCGTTCGCGCCCGAGACAAAGGCGATTTGCCCGTTGTCATAGTAGTCATCAACTTTGGTTGAAAGCGAGATGATTTTATTTACTGTACTTCCAGCCTGAACAATGTTCGTCTCAGCGAACGCCGCTTTATTCAGACCGCAGCGAGCGTCAAATAGTGTATTGGTGCATCCAGGCTGCAAGATAATTGCCGGTAACTGCGTGGATAACAGCTCTGTCCCCGAATTGACAGTAATCTTCGCGTAGCCGCGGGCCAATTCGTCCACCGGTCCAATAAAACCGGCAAAACGGATGACTGTGCCAATCTGCTGGTTATTGGCATCCATAAAAAGCCTCTCGATTTTGAAAGAGGCCCCATCAAATATGCCCATTCCAATTGCCTGCAGGATGGGAACACCGCTGAGCAAATCGGGTGGGCTTGCCGTAATCGTGACCTCGATGGTCGAAACATCCATGCCTAACTGCTCTTCAATCGCGGTGCGCTGAATATTCGGTGGACCGGTTAGAAATGAGTTGCCCAGAACCCTGAGAGTGGAATCCCATGTGGTGTAGCGCAACACCGTCCCCGCTTTCAACGTGATGGTATAGAGATCAGCCATCCGGAACTCGGTTGCGTTTTGCAGAAAAGTAGCAAGATTGTTGCCGCCAATATTTGTTGGTGTTTTCATTTCCTCACACTGATCAACTGCACCTCTTTACACTCGTAGAGGTTGTAATAGAAGTTTGAGAACTCAATGCCTTCTCGCGTTCCGCCTGATGAGCCGGAATTGCTGCGTGATGTACCCAGGTCAAAGCGCACGCGATGCAGAAAAGTAAAATCCGCGGTAATCGCAGCACTCGCAGCCGGCGCAGAAGTAAATGTAACCAGCCCCAGAGATATCGTGAAATCAGTGCCCTGGGTTTTCACCACACCATTTACATAGACCCGGGCTGATTGGTTCGCCGGATTCTGGCAGGCTTCCAGAAAGCCGCCAAAATTACGGACAAGTTGAAAGCTCGCGGTAACGCCATCGCCGGTCCCGATTGGCTGGCCCGAATAAGCGGAATCTTCCAAACGCTGGGTCAGATCACTTTCATTGAGTAGAAAATCATCGAATTGTCCGCCGCGCGCCAGGTAAAAGCCGGCCAATTGCTCCAGCGGCGTGGCGCCGGTGTCGTCGCGTAACTTCGGATCGTTGAGCAGATATTCATATGTCAGCGAAAACTCCCAAACGGGGTTCTGGAAATTCTGGATTCGCACCTCGCGGCCGGCTAGAGACGATTGAATTTCAGTGGAGAGAGTGGGATTTTTCACCACTTCCCAGGAAAGTCCTCGGATTTTGGGAAACAGGATCTCGCTCATGTCATGCCCTCTTCCTTTTCAACGCTCGCGTAACTTCATTGGCGATCATGTTACTGTGGCGGCGGATGTGCTGCTGGAAAGAAGAAGCATCCACGGCCTGAACTGTGTGATTGACTACAACTGTTTGTCCACCATTGCTCCCGCTTTCCACCATGTTGCGCAACTTGCCTGCGATACCGGCTGGAAGAATGGTTTCATTGGCATGAACGAAGTTGAGACGGTCGCGGTCCACGCGCCAGTCACCACCTGCGGAGGAAATTGCTTCTACTGCAAGGCCGTCTCCGATGCTTAATACCTGAGCAGCAGCCGGAATATTGAACGGATAAGGCAGATCAGCAAGGGTATTTGCTGAAGCAGTACTGGCAGACGAATGGGCTTCGGCTGCGTTTGCAATTTTCTTTTTAGACAGGCCCAGCGCATCCAGTATTTCCATAATCGCTTTTGATTCTTCATACTTCAGAACCATGCTTAGCATGCTTTCAATGGCGCTGCTGGCAAGATTCTTCCAGTTGCCTTTGCCAGTGACGACAAAAGAAACTAGGCTTTGATTCATGCTATTCAAGGACGACATAAATTGATTTGTCATCTCTTTGTATAAATTCTGCCAATCCAGCATCTGCTTTCTAATCTGAGCCGCTGAAGTATTCGCCAGCCTTAGTTGCAGGCCTGTAATCTGGTCGTCATATTTCTTCTCCAGGTTCAGTTCCTCGATTTTCAGTTTTTGAAAGTCGAGAAGGGCCTTTTGGTAGGCCGCCTTCTGCGCGGGAGACCCCAACATGCCATCCATTGTGTCTGTCCCAAGCTGCTTTACTATGGCCTGCTGTGCAATAAGACGACTATTTGATTCTGTGATGGCTGCAGATTTATCCTTCTCCAGAATGGCGAGTGCCTGCGAATCGGCTTTTAACTGGGTTGTATAGCCGAGTGCGATTTGCAGCGCCGCATTGTGTTGCGCCTGCTTGTCCGTGATATCGCGGTTAAGCTGCGCGATCTTTTCTAGATTTTCTCC